CGCCATGGAATAGTTACTAAATGTTTCACTAGTACCTCGCTTGTTTTAACAGATCCTTTATCTGATCTACTAATCCAGGTTCTCGTTTGAATTTGATGTTCCACAATTCAGGATTGATATAATCGAACACCATCCTCACTTGATCTTCATGTAGTCTATCTAAGAACTCTTTGCCGCTATCGCTCTGATACAACATCCATGGGCTTATCTTTCCTGTAGTGATAGCATAACATAACTTGTTCTTGTTAGCATACCTCAGACAATCTTCTGGTTGTATCTTTTCTTCTGTAGCTAATTCTATGCAGAATTCTACTCCGCGCTTGATAGCATCATATGGATCTTCGAATCTAAGATACTCACACAAGAATCGTGTATAATTCTTGTCAGAATTCCATTCATCAATCTTGATGTTATCTTTCAACAGCCAATCGACATATCTGCTCACATTGATCACATTGACATCGCTGCAATATGTACCGAACTTAACGAAGGCTATGTAGTATGGGCTGCGTATGAATTCTTCTACCGTCTTGTTCTTGGTCTTGCTCATGCTATTCTTGGCATAGAACTGCAACCAAGATTGGAATCCTAACCTAGAACCTTTGGAGTCTTTGCTCAGCCAACGCTGCTTATATTCACAGATGTGACTGACCAGAGTCCTCTCACGGACGAATTCTCTCTTGCAGAATTCACAACCAAACTTAGCTGGATTAGAGATTTCCGCTGTCTTTTTCATACTGCTTTATATCCTCATCTGTCACGATCTGTGATAATGTCTCTATGTCTGTGAATTTCAAGTTAGGGTATATCTTTGCTAGATACACTTTTTTCTTGTGATCTTGGATATATGCATCAGATACTTCTCGTATCATGTCCACATCAGTCTTGGGATATATCTTAGAGAAATATTCTCTCAGGTCCTTCGAGTTTGGTGTGTCTCGCAACGTAGTGACCTTAGCGGATAGATGCGGTATCCATTGATGAAACTGTTTTCCCATTCCAGGACTGCTAGCGCACAGCATCTGCCATTGCAATTTTGGATGCTTCTGTATCGATTCATGCAATAGATACTTGTTGGCGTGATGATCTGTGCTGCGTAGATAGTATTCTTGCAGACCTTTAGAGGCTTTTATCGCACTCATCCAATGCGTGAGCATGAAGGGGACAAATTTACGCTTCTGTTCTTCCGACAACGAATCAAAATAAGCATAGTCCTTGTTGTCTAAGGCACTGAGTGCCTCGAACAATACAAAGTCCTGTTTATCTAGTTTCTCATCGCTGGATGTTTTTGTTTTCTTTGTCATACTACTTGACTATAATCGATTATCTCACAGTTACGGCTGATCTCTTTGACGAAGTATATGCATCGGGGTTTCACTTCATCATCGATAGGAACACACAAGAACTGCCCATTCTTCAATCTAGGTGCATACCAAGTCACATCATGGTATATGTCTACGATCTCTATGTCTAGGAAACTGGGTCTGAAGCCTGATAATGGATTGAACTCAAACGCTTTGAATCCACGGTCATTGATGCTAGTCAGTGGCAATGTCTCTAGGTCTCCCAGTTCAGCTTCACCTATCAGTATCTGCCAATCTACGGGCATCTTGATGATCCTATCACCTATACGCAATACTAACGCAGGGCTGTTGAAGCTCTCCAAGAATATCAATGGGATGTAATGATAGTCTACATTGCTGGGTGTAGAATTGTCTAGAATCGCAAAACGCAGATCATCTACTTCTTCTGGTAATGTCTCTAAATTATAGTAGGTATTCTCTAAAGTTAAAATTCTCATTTGTCTATTCTATACTCATTCTATGCATATGTCAATACTATCGGTATTCTAATTTCTCCATATCGAATGGATAGTTAGCATCCTTGTAGAAGGCTTTCCTCTGTGTGAGGTGGCGTTTGGCAAACCTACAACTGCTTGTCACGTCCCAGATTTGGACGAAGTCCTTGTCCTCAGCTTTTCTAATGCCTCGCCCAATACTCTGTATAACTCGGACAAAGCTCTTTCCGGGTTCCAGAAGAACCAGATTAAAAATCCTAGGGATATTAATACCCACAGAGGCCACACCATAAGTCGCCACAATAACCTTGTCATCGCTGATTGCAATCTCATCATATTCTTCTTTCCTATCTGTCACTTTTGTCGCGCCACTCACAAACACGCTATCTGGTATGCGACTCACTATCTCTTGTCCTGCTCTCACCCTATCTACTAACACCAACGTGTTTCCCGATGCTTTGATATTCAATATCAACTGCGCTATTGTGTCTAACCGTTTCGCATCTTCTAACAGATGTTTCAGTTCGCTCTGGTAGTTAGTGAACTCCACTTCATCCTTCAACTGCACTATGTTCACATGGCACTGAGCCAGTACGCCCCTGTCTTGCAACTCGCTGGCACTCAATTTACCTATCACGTTACCCAATGATACGAATATAGCTTGGCTCTCGAATTTAGCTTTTGGTATCGTGCCAGTGAGTCCCCATCTGATAGGTACTTGTGCGAACACACCGGTCAATAACGCTTTCAATGCGTCAGCCTTGGCCATATGCACTTCGTCTACCATGACACATACTACGCCTTCGATGAACTCATCTATGGTTATATCTGCTTCACCTGCTTTAGTATCCTTCAATAGATTATTGAGGCTCTGCCATGTGCATATCGTATGCGTCTTACCGAACTCTTTTCTGTCACCGAAGTATACACCTACATCTAGTCCCACGTTCCTGTAATCTTCTTCTGTCTGCGTGACCAAGCTCTTATTGGGCACGATCACGATGCTGCGACCAAACTCTTGTACGCTGTAACTCAATGCTGCTGTGGTGATGGTCTTGCCCGCGCCCGTCGCTACTTCTTGTACGCTCTGTGGATTGTTAAGAAAGTTATTTATGATCTCTACTTGGTAATCACGCAGTTTTATAGACTCACCTTCTTTGGGATGACCTTTGGGCCACTTATACTCTGTGAACGTATCCTCGGACACTTGATTGAATTGAAAGGATGTAGTGTAATCACGTGAATCTTCTAGCTCGATATCATATCCTGCACGGTCGATGACGGGTATGATCTCTGGTAGTAGATTGATATAGGAAGTACCACCTAGGCTGAAGTAGCTGATTTTACCATTCCATCGACCTAACTTAAAGCTAGGACGATATCTTGCGGTGGGATCCTCGTACTCGAACAGTTTAGACAATGCTTTGCGCTCGGATAGTTCTAGTCCCTCGATCTTTACATTGACCTCATCCTTGACTATTATCTTACATGTTTTCATGTGTTTATTGTCCGGTTGTCTACTAGACGTATGTTCTTACCTATGCGATATCCATGCTCGGTTAGATGTAAATGATTGGGGGATATCGCCCCACCATATGATAACCTGACGATGAAATCGGTATCATACTTATCAGTATCTACGATTTTCATCTTGTCACGTGATATGCATACGCATGATATGTCGTTATCTACCAAGATTTTATGTATGTCAGAGATATATTTCTGTGTGTTGGAGTAATAATCTGTGAGTATCACTAGATCAGGATCGATCAATTTGATGCTATGCAAGATAGCATCGGTCGATTCCATATCTAATTCAGGTGCCATGTTCAATGCGAACAACAATCGATTCCACGCTTCCCCTAGGCTTCCCACACTCTTTGCCATATCATCATGCAATTCCAATAACAATTCTGGACCGACCCTCACACCATAGAAGGTCAGTCTAGCGAGTGTAGCAAGATCGGTGGATAATGTCAAATCTCTCAACGCCTCATCTAACGATTCGTTAGTGGCGGCTATCATTAGATTTTTATTCACTCGGACCAACGTGGGTGTCCAGTATTTCACATCTTTGTAGTTCTCTACTTCATGCAATATATCTACTATCTCTGCATTGTAATTGACCTTGTTGAAGTATGATTCCGTCAATTCTATGATACCACGCAATACCCTCTCGTTGTATTCGAATGTCCAGAATCTAAGGTCCCTGTTCCACACACCCAGTGTAGTCTCATGTAGCTTACGCACGAATTCTTTGTGATATGGGCTACGCAGTATCACCTGATCATCTACCAACAATAGATGGGCTTCTGTGTATTCGGGCAGACTATCTATAGGCTGTCTGGTCCAAGGTAATCCAATCATGGCTGTAGCATCCACGCTAAGATTAGACAGTTGCCTTCTATATCGCATGGTCACTTTATTCAAGAGGTTGTCCTGATTAGTGGTCACGGCTTTCTTCTGGGTGATATTCAGATTCAGTATGTTGCTTATGAATTTCTTATCGTAAGAACCTAGACTGACATTCTGTAATAGGAAGTATACCAGTTGCTCTTTTGTAGTAGGCTGTGCTTGCATCGTCATATTATATTACTTAGCGACACTCGATGCAACAAGAAAGGAACTATAGCCAAAAAAAAGAGCACCGAAGTGCTCTTATGAAAAGAGATAACCTATACTAGATCAGCCCTTCATGCAAGTAGTGACACAGAGATTCTTCCAGTTGTTAGGGCTGATCTTGACCAGATCAGCGATCTTGAGACACATACGCAAGGACACTTCACGCATTTTGCTGCGGTTGTCCCACATGTAGTCCATGATCTCATTGCATTGCTGCTCGGTAAAATCGTAGTCACCAAACAGACCAACGTCAGAATCACGATGGACTTGTTTGATACGCAGCATCTTGTCGCGGTCGCTATCGACGGTCAAGTCCAGATAGTGACAACGTGACTGCAACGCATCCAGGTGATCCTGCAGTTTCTTGGACTTGAGGTTAGCGAACTTGAGGTTAGTGATGAAGATAGCAGAACCGCGGAACTCGAATGAGTCGGGGATGCCTTCACGGCGCAGCATGCTAGAATCACTGTTCCAGCAGATCCGACGGCGCTTGCCGCTATCCAACGCTGCCTTGAGGATGTTCAGTGACAGGTCATCCAACAGAACCGTGTCGCAGTCATCGAACACCAAGACATTCTTGCTGTCCGAATATTGATACAGTTTAGCATACAGACCCAGTGCAGTCATCGCACCCTTGATGATCTCGAAACGGACCTTCTTGCCAGCGATCTTATCGAACATGCTAGCCTTCTCTAGCTGGCTCTCGACACCATACGACTTACCTACTCCCGGCGGGCCCGACACGATCATAGCACGGATATCGCCGCTGATACATGCCTTGGACATCTCATCGAGAACCGAGAACCGAGTAGCGATACGGTTCATCGCGTCCTCGTCGGACTCGGTCACTACGGACTGCTTGGGTTTGAATTCGATTGCTACATTGGTCATAGGCTGCTCTCCTTCTAAGAATTGAATGTCTGCGATACCGTTCACACGGATCTTGATATTTTCGATGTTGATGTTAGGGAAGTTGCCGTCATTCTTGACAGTCACGTACCCACCTTTCTTACCAGTCTGAAAACCCTTGACTAACTTGAAGGTCTTATTAACAACGGGCTGATTGCGATACTCACCATACTTGACGCGAATCGTAGACATATGATCTGCTCCTGATGTTTGACTGTAAGATGCTATTATATACCCAAACCCATTTATTGTCAACCTTAGGCCAGAACCAATTCCTTTGCAGGGAACGTGATACTGCCTTCGTACTCCAATTGGCTACGCTCAAACTCGGTGAGGTAGCTATCCTCAACCACTTCCCAGTCAAGGATAACTTCGCGGCAGTACTCATTGTCGGATTCGATTTGGCCACGTAGAGCCATGATAACCTCAGTGACATGGTTGTAGTCAGTAAAGTTGGGGACTATATAATCATTACCGCCCTTAGCTTTCCAATATTGCGGACACTCGCCAACGCCGTCCCAATCATGGGCACCATAGTTTTCCATGTACTGGGAAGTGATGTGTAGTTTCATGTCTGCTCCTGATGTTTGACTGTATGATGCTATTATAGACCCAAACTCATTTATTGTCAACCAAAATCTAGGATACGTAAGTCATTGATTTTATTGAGGAATCTCTAATAGATCGACCTCAAGCACTGCGTCCTCGTAATTAGTGGAATCCAATTCGATGAATGCTCCGCTTGAGAATGCGGCCACGTAGTTACCACTAGAATTAACCATGATGCCTATAAGAAAGTTTTCCATTCTGTTTCCCAAGATGATCAAGAGGAATACAGTATAGCATCATACTGATTTATTGTCAATAGTGATTGGGACCAAACACTAATTTGTAGTGACGGCGACCTGCTACCATAGACAATGCCTCGTCTAGCTGGATGTTACGGAACACAGTGGGTTTCTGTCCGGGGAATAATGCAATGATGACGGTCACTAGCATTGGTCGCATCAAACTATTTAGTCAACGATAGTCCAACCATTAGTGATGACAGCATATGAGAAATCCTCTTGTCTTTTCCTAGTATCGCGCATACCCTGGATAGTGATAGTATCTTTATTGGTGATAGCAGCATCGAACAGATTATCCCACATGTGGATCAGTGGGTTATTTGTTTCTAGGTTGATGACTTCGGCAAGCTCTGTGTCATTCCTGAACCAGTACTGCATTATCTTCATATTCTTCTTGATGCGCTTTATCTTCTTGACAGGGGTGAGTTTTTCTATCATAGATATAGGTCTGCCTGAGTACTTTTTGATATCCAACTGTCTGCTAGACATACGTATCTCATCCAATTGTATGTCATAGTCATGGAATTCTGGCAACCAGTATGCGATACCTAGATGATGCTTTGGGTGTTCGTTAGAATCGTTATGTATGAACTTATTCAGGTCCATCCTATAATTTGTCAAGGGCACACCCTTGAGTTTCAGCATCATTATCTTTTTGCTGTAGTAATCACGTATCTCGTTTGCCTTTTCCCTATGTTCCGGGAGCAACGAAGCAAACACGGATTTGCTATCCAAAGTCAAATACTGTGGGTGCGATTCTGTATTTCTCTGGCGCAATTCACGCAATGCTACACTGAGAGCCAATACATCTTCGGGGAAATGATAATATTCTATCTTCTGTACCGCAGGATTTAGTGCGCTCCCATAACTCTGCTCGAATAAGTCATCGAGCTTGTTTGCAGATGCCTTTGGCGTAAATATTCTATAAATGGACTGTGACATTAGTATTCCTAGCGTATAAAATGTTATTGTACAGTGTTATCGATAGATGAACAAGGATATATTTACCCTCAACTGATCGTGATATCTTCCATACCTGCTGTGCGTAGCCTGACGATATGACCCATCTGCCATTGTTTGGCATCGAGGCCCTTGATTATACCCAACCATCGGTTACGCAATAACGCTACTTCGTTGATTATAGTCTCGTAATCGATGACCTCATCTTCACCATCTACATACTTCTCTGCATCACGGCTGGATAACACACGGTTATATGCTTCTAAGTATTTCTGGAAATGCTTGCGCCGTATCTTACGCAACTGTATGTTGAGATAGTTCAACACGGCTTCGATCTCTTGCAACTGATTGAAACGATCTTCGGTAATACCAGGGAGTGCAGCGATGTTCTTCTCTACATTTCCATGGACCCTCACATCTTTCTTGGCAGAAACTAATTCTGTCTCGTAGTAAGATATGAAATCTGGTATTACCGAAAGGTCATTGCTTATACGTGTGTACCAATTCATCAATCTTCTTCTTGGTCTTCGTAATCTTCTTCGTAATCTTCTTCTTCGTAATCTTCTTGGTAGTCATGCTGTTGTGCGTAATACTTCAATGCAGTGGATATATCTTTATCGCCGCGAAACGCATCTTTGATCTCATCCGCTTCGTGGTTATTCTCGATCAATAGATTGACCAATGTATCTGCGGCATCGCTACGATCATTGAGATCGATATGTCCACGTAACGCATCCCAAACTTCAGCAACGAAATCCAAACTCATTCTACAGTCTCCTCGGTTGATACATTACTTAGCTGAGTTTGACTTTTTTCTCGGTATTCATTCATCACTTTATCTAGGCATCCGTCTTCATTAGTCTCCCAACCTTTACGGAAGAACTTGAGAACTTCACCGTCTTTTGTGATGTATGACAGTCGATTACCTTCTTTCGTCAATGATCCAGATTTCTCGAATAGATCGAGCAGACCACTGTATGGATTCATACCAGTGCTGTAAGGAATCTTGACTTGCACAGATTCGAATGGTTTCGCATAACGTGTTTTCATTATCTTACACGCAGCGCGGATACCTAATACTTCGCTGACCTTGTTGCCATCTTCATCCTCTTTGAGTTTGAGTTTCTTCATAGCGACAACGATACTGCTAGCATACACGAATCCTTGACCACCGCTGATCTTGTCATCAGGATCGAACATATCTTGTGAAGCATATGTGTGATTAGTAGCGACTAGTCCTACATTGAGGCTTCCGAACATGTTCACGCAGTTACGTACAAGTGCTGTCAGTGCCTTAGGCTTTCGACCCATATCACCTTTCAAGTCACCTGCATCGAACTGATTAACATCAGTAGGCGTTAGTAACATACCAAGACTGTCAACGACAAACATGACCTTAGGCTTGTCACCTTCGGGCAATGTCTTATAGTCTGCTACGAACTTGCTGATGGTCTTTGCGACATCATCGATCATGGACATGTTGAGTTTTAAGAGTTTCTCTTCCGACGTATCCACTCCAAGATTATGCAACCATTCTTCATCGAGCGCATTCTCTGAATCAATGAGGACCACGAAGATCCCTTGCTCTTGTGCATGCCGCACAAGGTTGCCAGAACAGATATAACTCTTACCTGAACCACTCTCTCCAGCAAATACAGTAACCTTGCCAAGAGGAACACCCTTACCAAAATCACCACTAATGAGATAATTGAGAGCATAATTTCCAGTACTCACCCAATCAGTCGGATCATTGAATCCGATGCTGAGACCTTCGATACTTTTTGTGATTTCTTTTCTAAACTTACTAACATCAAATGGCTTTGCCAACTCGGCCTCCTATTATCTGTGCAAGCCGTTAGTATACACACTAAACGGTTGCTTATCAAGCATATCGGGACATTTCTCGGCTATCGCATCCATCTCCCAATCATTAGGATAATGGCGCAATGCACCTCTTGCCCGGTCACGAACTATGCTAGGTACCCTTGGTGTCTTACCAGGATCGCATAGTTCTTCCAATAGTTTTCTACCTTGCTTAAGTGCGCGGTATCTTTCATCTGGTAATGTCATAATGATCTCCTAAAAAGATAGGGAACGGCTATGACCGTCCCCTACCACCCCTTTTACTTTGCAGTCGCTGCTTCTTTTCTAGCACGGATAGCTGCTAAGATATCTTGTGCCTTATCGTTGCTAGGAGTTGCTTTAGGAATAACTACAGGAGTAGTGGCCTCAGAAGGCTCATCATCTTCTACGATTGCGGGTGTGCTGCTCTCAATAGCAGCAACTGAATTTTCTTCCGCTTTCGTAGCGTTAGATGGGGCCTCTAGACCATATGGGCGATAATACGCGCCCCAACGCTCGTTGTCGTATGGACGACCTTCTACGCTTGCTTCAAACATCTCTTTGATGATGCGTAGTTCTGCCTCGCTTGGCTTCTTTGGCAAGAAGTCTGCGAGATTGAATAGACCATGCGCTTCGATTGCTGCTTGTTCAGCATCAGTCAATGCTGATTCTTTACGTGCCCAGTTACTGGTAGAATAATCTGCGTAACCACCTTTGCTAGTCTTTTTGATGTTGAAATCAAGACCACGCATATAGTCAGTTGGCAGTTCTTCCATCTCAGGATCCATGATACTTGCTTTAATAATAGCAAAGATTTGTGGGCTGATGATGAATCTGCGGATAGGATTCGCAGGAGTCTTATCGTCACCGATAGGATTCTGACGCACGAAACCTTGGTAAATATAACTACGCTTCTTCCAATACTTGTTAGCCATCTCTTTCAATGACTCATCTTTATACCAAGGACGCACTTCTGCCAAGATAGGGCAATTATCACCATACATCTCGACACATGGTACTTGTACTTGGATCTGTTTTACGTTGCTATCACCTTTGACTCCATTGAATGGGAGTTTGATGATTTGACGTTCTGCCCAGAAAAAAGTATTGCTACTGTTGCCATCTGGAAGGAAACGAACTGTCGCGGTCGTGCCTTCTGCCATATTCCAATGGGCATAGATTGCGTTGTCACTCTGTTGGGTAGAACCTGTGGATTTGTTTTCTTGCGCCGCGATACGGGCGCGGATCTCTGCTAGACTTGCCATTTGTTTTCTCCTTTAAAAATGTGCCTAAGTTGAGCTATAACTACTATGTTTTAAATGTCGTTGTCAGGAGACAACTAACATGAGATACAGTATAACATACTTTTCTCTCGTGTCAAGTATATTTATCCCTTTTAAGGGTAAATAGATTTTTAATGCGTGTTTTTGGCTATTATCGGCCGGCTAATCTTTTGATATCTAGTAATGGGTCTATACTCTCATTAGCCCCTACTAATTTACCTACAGCACCTTTGGGCCCTACTTTCTCAGTGGGACCTAATTGACCTGCATTCTTCTGGTCTTTGTTTAAACTCTCTTCCATACCTTGCTTTAGTTCATGTGCAGGCCATGAGATATAACTATTGCCATTGATATCCCCGGCTTGCACTACAAACACCCCCGGCTCATCATCGTAGCCTTCGTCTTGACCGATTTCCCAACCAGCAGCCATCAGTGTACGTTCTACTTTAGGATCTTCATCACCATTATACCATTGTGCGGCCATGCGCTTTAGTGTTTCTTCGCTGAAGCCATCGTCACCGTCATCGCCGCCGGGAGGTGCAAATTCGTTCAAGCCTTCCGCCACACCTTGTTGACTACGTTGTGCTTGAAATGCCTGTGCTTTTTCATCGCTACTTTGTTTTGATCCTTTGAACATCAA